GGAGATTATTCCGCCGCCACCGATAAAATTAAAACTAAATACACCATTGCCGCATTCGAGGCCTTTCTTTCACAGATGTTAGATTTACCTGAGGAAGAGAAAAATATATTACGTTCAGTTTTATATCCTTCTTTCCTTAGTTATCCAACGAATGTTGATAAAGGAGTATACTTGCAAAAAGTAGGTCAATTGATGGGATCAATCTTGTCTTTTCCTATTTTATGTATGATTAATTTTATTAGTTATGCTATTGCATTTAGAAAATATTGTCAATATGAACTTGGAATTACGACTTATATAAAACTTCAAGATTTACCTGTAAAGATAAATGGTGATGATATTTTATTTCGTTGTAATGATCTATTCTATGAGAAATACTGGTTACCTTCAATTACTGAAGTTGGGTTTAATTTATCCTTAGGGAAAAATTATGTCCAACGTCAATTTTTGACGGTTAATTCAGAATCTTATTACTTTGATGAAGTAAATTCGATCTTAACTAAATTAGATTACATTAATATTGGTTTATTGACTAGTCAATCGAAATTATCCATGAGAGCTAAAGAAGTTTTACTTCCTCTTTCTGGATGGTATCAAAAGGCTGTTATTGAATCAGTAAATCCATTAATCACACATAAGTATTTTTTGTTTTACCACAAGCACAGGATCAGCGAACTGACTTCTGGTGGTAAATTTAATCTATTCATTCCGACTAAACTTGGTGGACTTGGTTTTCCTCGTCCTACAGGTTTATCAATATTCTATTCAGAGACCCAAAGGAAGCTTGCTTCTTTTTTGTTATCTCGTTGGAATAGTGCGGAAGGCACCTTGATTAATTTAAGCAAATTAAATTTTCGTTCATTGAAAGCTGAAGTTCTTATGAAAGAACCTGCAATGAAGGATCACAGAGTTTTTAAGACTGCTATGATTCCCTTGCTATCGACTAACGATAAAGCAGAAAATATTTATAATAAAAACTGGTTAAAACCTAGTGATATCTTTAAGGATTTCACCTGGTCTATGGAATGTTTATACCCTCGTGGTTTACAAGGTACTATACCTCTAGAAGTGACAAAAACAAAACGATCATTCTGGAAACAATTTAATCTTAATTTCTCTCGTTTGGAGATAATGGAAGATTGGAAGCTGCTATCAGAATGGGTAATTTTGTATGTACCTCTTGAAGATACAGTAACTAAAGTAACCTCTACAGTATATGAACAACATATGTACTCCATGAATAATGAACAAGATATCTTAGATTTGCAACTTGAAAAAGAAGCTATCTTTGATACTTATAATGATCAATATTATTTATAACTACCCTGACGATAAGACTTCGCGTAAGCGAGTACCGATGGATGCTATATTAATACCATCTTTATATATTAATTATATTCATAAAATTTATGTTTAATTCCTTTATAATACGCAACAATTGTCGCGAAACCAGACTATTATACTAAATAGTTTTATATAGCCCTATATATTCTATATAATGTTGATTCATTATATAGCTAGGCGGGCACCTAGGGAAACTTAATCATTTAATGTTC